AAAGGATATGGCTCATAATTCGGCACACCACCGAACGACTCTACCGCCTTTTGCATAATTTCCGACTTCGGCAATGCTCCGCAAAACCCGTTGTCTCCCATCTCTTCCCACGCCATACACTGCGCCCCGCAACACTTCTTAATCATACGGTAGCAGTTAAATAAGGAAGCTTCTTCACTTGTGCATACTTTCATTTTTAATACCCTCCAATAAGTTCTTTTGCCATCAATGTGTCTGATTCGCTACTTTTATTTGTAACCACGGTGATATTGCAATAATGCAAGTATCCGTCATAGTTTAAGCTGTATTGAGATATGCACCGCGACGGCACAAGAACGACATTTTCACCTGAAAATATTATCCAGCACAACCGAATCTTTTTAAGAAAACGCTTCACTTTATCATCTCTAAATTAAAAGTTATTTTGCTTGGAGATTCTTGCATTATCTCCATAATTTTATTTCCCAATCTTTCTAAAAATTGAAGCTGTGGTTTATTTGCATCAGTTTCTTTTTGTCCATAAATCAGTTCGTTTTGGCATTGCAGATAAATGTAATCACTCGCTATCCGATTCAATGTGTTTTGATTTGCTTCGGCATAATTGTATTTTTTTGTCAACGATAGCAAGCTGAAATCACTGTTTATTTTTACTTCAAAAACAGTAACCGGAACCGCTTTAATTTCAACTTCTCGGCATTCAAACGGGGCTGGATTATTTAACTGCGGTAATCCATCAAAGCCGATTGATGCACGCAATCTGGTAGTGGTCATTTACACCATCCAATTAGTTATTTTTTCCGATCTCCATCCACGCCTTATACCTCTCAAATAAAACAGCATATTTTCTGCGTGAATGTGTTTCATTTTGTCACCTCTATTTTGTTCAATAATCGAAATAACTTAATCGCTCCCAATGGTACCGACTGCTTCCCTGACTCCCATCTGCACAAAGTTGCAACAGAACACTCAAGTTGCCGCGATACATCAGCAAGCGATAACTTGAGTTCTTTGCGCTTGGCTTTTAGTTCTGCGCCGGTCATCATTATCTCCTTTTATCCAACAGCCATATGCTATTGCCTAAAACTGATTCTATCTTATTTTGAGATAGCGCGTCAATGTTTTAAACATACGGAAATAGCTTAAATATTTGTTAGAGGGCTAGTTTTTCGCCCTGATAAAAATAATTGTTGACATTGTTTGATATATGCGTATAATTCAAACATCAACCAACGAAACACAACTAAGGAGATTAAAATGTTTATGCTACCTAACGAAACTTTTGCACAATCCCAACAACGTGCAGCGGAATATGAGGAACAATTCGGCGCACAAAATGCAGCGTTCCGCGCAACACAAACCCCAATAATTTCAAAAGTTCCAAATTTGTCACTGTTTGAGTTAGCCGACAACGTTGCAAAATTTGATTCTGTTACCGTAAAAAACGGCATCATCACTAACGATTTTTGAGGGGAACAAAATGACAAATACAGAAAATGCGCGCATTGCAGAATTAACCAAAATGTATATTGAGTCATTGCATGGTTATGACGGCCACTCAATGTATCCCGGATTGCCTCGTCATCTGGCTCAGGAATACGACGACCTGCGAGCAAAACGCGATGCAGAAATTGCGGCAGCAGCAGCATGAAAACTGAAAAACCAAAACATGGCGGCGTTCGCGCAGGGGCAGGCCGCGCCACGCAGGACGGCGCGCAATCCACCGCGCCCCGCACAGTGATGCTCGATAGCCACACGGTCGAGAAAGCGCGCATAATCGGCTCAGGCAACCTCAGCGAGGGCATCCGCCGTGCGGTGTCTGCTGTAGATTTCTCGCAGCTTTTAGTAATCGCTAAAAATTCCATCAAAAATCCCTCGTAATAATTCCGCCCACTAACCCATCGGTGAAGCGGGAGCCGCTAGAAGCGCGGCCCCCTTACCTAACACGTTGACAGTCTTTGATTCTTTCCGTATAATTTCAAACATCGAAACAAAACAACAATATGCGTTCAATGCTGATTTAATTGTCTCTGTGAAAGTTGCCTAATATGAAAATCTCTGAAATCCGCAAAGTAATCGACTCTTGCAACTGGAGCCGTAACGACTTGTTCGGCGCGACTTCCGAAGAGTTCCGCAAGATGGACGTACCCGCAAGACTGAACAAGCACATTGAAGCGGTGCGCGCCCTGGTTATCCCTGCCCGCTTCGTGCGCGACATTGAAATGCAGCAATTGGCTATCGAGTACACACTGAAGGTGATTGCCCGATGGGAATCTAAACAAATTGGAAGTTAATAATGAACGACTTCGACAAATTCGCCCGCATCCTGCGCGGTGAAAAGCTGCCGGATTGCACCTTACCTGCCATTCCTAACCCAGACACGCCCGCGCCATGCCTTGAGTACGTCAAACGCGGCGGCAAGCGCGGCGGCAAGCGTGAAGGGGCAGGAAGGCCGCAATTAAGCGATGAGTCGGCTACCGTACACATGGACTTGTGTTTGCCTGTCCATTTGCAGAATAAGGCCAAGTGGATAGGCAACGGGAATACCAGCGAGGGCGTTAGGATTGCGCTGGATTATTTTCCTATCTAAACCTCCCCATGGCTAAAGCGAGGGGAGGTTTAGACCCATTATTTAGCGAGAGTTTCCCTGCCTTTGGCGGTAACCATGTCTGGCGGTAAATCTCTCAGGGCGTAAACGTACTGGTAGCTGCACGAACAATATACGAACTCCCCCACCATTTCGATCTCGTCGGTGTATTGGTGCCCATTAAGTCTCATTAGCCCATCTTCAATCGCCCAATTACCCCTCATTACGAATATTTTGCCATCGCGGGCGGCGTGTTCCGGCCTATTGTTGTATCCGCCGCCGTGCCGCGAATGCCAGATAGCGGCTATCGCGCCGCCATCCACTGCAATTATGTTGTCAAGCGAGGCTTTGAGCTTCATGGATTGATCAATAATGCAACGCCTCTCAAGGAAATGTAGCTGCTTGAGCGACTTCTTGATTTCCCCGGCCTCTTCGCGCTTGTCGATTGCCAGACTGCCGCCTGCCGGTAGACTTGTGCTCCATCCGCTGAATCTCCGCAGGGTGCGCAGTATCATCTCTTCCCGGTTCAATTTGATGAGTTGTGCGCTGGCCATGATGCGACGATCTAACTCCATGCGCAGTTGCGGTTTGATTCTTTCTAAGCTCCACCTGGCTATTTTGTGCTTCTTGAGCGCGTTGCCGTTCGTGATCTGCGAAACAAATATGCGCGTGAGGTGATCTTTTAGGCGTGCGTCAATATCCTTGCTGGACTTGGCGGCACGTTCGGCTGCGTAGGTTATCTCACTTTGCCAACGTGCAAGACGTTCGATTGAATCGAACCCATGCGCGGACAGGTCTGCTACGGCTGCCGATACTGTCTCGCTGAATGTTTGGGGCTTCATGCAACTATCTTTTTCAGGGCTTGGATGATTTGGTCTTTGGTGGATGTAGGAATGATCTTGGCTATGGATAGCTCGGTGACGGATTTATTTTCCGCATTCATCGTTTCCACCTGCGAATCGGTGTAAACAGAGTCATTCCGAACTGAGTCATGCCGCGAAGAATGAAACGAAGCCCATGATTCGCCCTCATGCCCCAATAATGCGCTGCCATAAATAGAAGGATCATCCTCGCTAATCCTCCCTGACGTTGGGTAACCTCTAACTTGACCGGGCATCAATCTTCCGCTTTGCGGCTTTGGTGCGATTGTTTGTTGCGCATTTGTTTCAGCTTGCGGAACGTAAGACTTTAGCTTTTCGGGAATATCGCTACCTTGAAAATACCATTTTTTCTTGTCAGCATCCCACTTTGCCCCGTATTGTTTGGCATGATCTTTTTCCGAATACGGCACATTTAAATAACTGCGCTCTGCTTTTTTCTCCGGTGTCTGATTGTTGTAATATTCCTTTACTGCGGATATTGTTTTTTCTTGCAATAATTTTGCTTCTTCTTCGCGCTTACGTTTCGCTTCTATAAGTTTCGGTAAGTTTTTATCTTTCCATACTTGGCTTTTTGCTTTGGCCGCTTCTTTTTGCTTTGCCGCTATTTCTTCCTCATTTTGCAAGTGTTCTTCGTGAAGATGGTCTAGCTCACCACTGCGCGCTTTTTCCTTGAAAATTCCACGCCCTCCAATTTCTTGCGAGCCGTATTTTTTATACAGCAATTCAGAACGTGCAATATTATTTCTATCTCCTTCGCTTACTTCTTTTGCTGGTTTTGGCTTTGTGGTATTTTTATCGATTACTTCACCTAAATGGCTAACTACGTTTGCGCCATGCTTCGGATTATTCCGCGCCTCGGTTTCCTTGTTCGTCTCGCCACTGGTAAACTTCTCAGTTCCGTGCGCATCCTTGATGTTCTTCCCGTTGAACTTCCCGCCCATGCCAGCCTTGACCGTGCCATCCTCCCCAATTAGCGCGGGAGTGCCACCACCTTCGCCATGGCCTGAATTGACGGTTATCCAGTGGTCGGCATCGTTGCGCACCGTATCGGCGCAATCCCCCCGTGCAATCCTGCCAGCGATGTGCTTAATCTGCGCAATGTCGCCCGCTGCCTTAATTTGTCGGGCTAGGGCGATTACTTCGGCTAACTGTGGCATGGCTTACCCCTTATTTCACAAAATCAACACGACGGTTATCGCGCCAGCATGTCTCATTGTGACAGGTGGCTTTAGGCGACTCTTTGCCAAGACTGATAACCTGAATACTGTCCGATGATACTCCCATATCGACTAGAATCTGCTTTACCCGCTCTGCGCGTCTTGCCCCCAACTTGAAATTGTACGATTTGGTTCCGCGCTCATCGGCATTGCCTTCCAGTATCACGGTCAGTCCTTGATCTTGGATAGTTATTGCATTGCGCTGAATCTTTCCTAATTCTTGGGCGGTAGGCTCGTCTTGATCATAGTCGAAATATACGCTGTCAATCAATATCGGCGCGGCAATTACTGTCTTGTCGCTCACCGGTGCTATGTCGGCATCATGCCTGTCGATAGTCGCGCCCAATGTAATAGGTTGCCCGGCTTGGTTCATCAGCGGTAGCGAGTAGTCAATTGTTGGGCTATCTGCCACATAACCCGGTAACGTTACCGGCTTCACGGTAGAGCAAGCCACCAACACCAAACAAGCAATCATCAATCCTAATTTTTTCATAGCTCCAGTTCCTTTTCGATTTGTGGTTCACTTCGGCCTAGCATCTTGTCAACTAGGGTATTCAATTCTGCCATACGTTCAGGTAATGCCAATTTCACGCGCTCATCGTCAATCACGGATTTGAATTCCTTGAGTAATCTGACATTGTGTTCAAACAACATGCGCAGGTCGTATTCCTGTGCGACTACCAATGCCTCTAGATACTTGATACGGTCACGCTTCGTTTCCCGGTTGAGTTTCAATTTCGCCTCCTTGTTGTTTTGCCGCTTCGTTCTTTTCCTGCAAATACGCCAGAAGTTCATCCGCATCGAAATCCATCGGGTCACTGAATAGCGTTTTCATGCTTGAGATGTTGAGCGTCACCCATTCTACCAAACTGGCCGCATTTGTTGGGTCTAAACTAGGCAACAAATTTTCGAGCAGGCTGATCACACTATCGAGTTTCACTTTATCGGACTTCGACTTCTCGCTTTCCGGCTCGATCAATAAACTAGGCCAAGTAGCAACAAAGCTATTTTTCCACTCGTAGAATGCCTGCTCATAGCTCACATTTTGATATTCAGGAAATTGATCTTGCACCCGTTTATAGAATGCCGGACTCCATGCCCTGTACATCACGATATTGTCAAAGAAGGCATATACAGGGTCAAGCCACTCTCTCACGCCGTTGATGTACTGCACGGTTGCCTTGAAGTCCTCGGAGCCGTTAGCCAGCACTTTGGCATAGCCATCTGACAGCAACAGAGCAGGCGGCATCACCGCGCTTGACGCGATATTCTCGATAATATTGTTTCGGACTACCGATACGGCCTTATCCACATTCTGGAGGTTTAGCGTCTCTACCGAGTCATCATTGCTGATATTAATTACATTGCCGTTCTTTGCATCTTTCAGAAAATTTCGCTTGATCTTGTTTATTGCCCCGCTGATTTTGTCCGTTATTGAACCTGTATTCTTGATCTTGGCGATAATCACCGCTGCCTTGGTCATGATCTCGTCATCGGCGATCATCGAAGTAACGAACGATTTAAGTGGGAATAGGGCACGCTGGAACACTGAACGGCCTACGAAGCCATAAGCTGACGGTGTATAGGAAATATATACAGGCGTTTCGTTCATCAATGTACAGGACCGGCTAAAGTGGTATTTTTGCCCGCCCGCTGTCACGGCTGTAGCCTTTTGGAAGTCGGGCGCGTTTGGATTTTGGTTTAAAACCAGACTGCCCGAAGTGTTGAGCGGATCCAGTGCGTTAAAGTAAATTTGTAAATCTGCCAGCGTTTCAAGTGCCAGAGGTTCATCAGTTGGGAAGTTTATTGCTCCGAATATTACCGAACCAATCCCATACGTGCGAGAGATGAACGCCGTTTGCTGAATCGTTGCGTCAATTTTTAAGGCCTTCCACTCAGCTATAAAAGCCTCTTGGATTAGCGTTTCCGGGGAATTCGGTATAGATATTTCGCGCTGCTGAGACATGGCCAGCCTGACCGGAGTCTCGACCATCTTCGCACCCATTGGGTGGCAGAGATAAATAATTTTGCATAGCTGGTATGATGGCATCGCCCCCGGCTGAATGTCGTCTGACATCAATATTTGCTGTAGGGAATTGCCTAGAGCGGTATTACCTACTGTGGCTATTTGTGCCATGTTTCACCTCGTGCCGCTATCTCAGCGGGATGGTTAAATGCTAGAATCCGTCTGAATCTCCCAATGCTACAGCCGCGCTGTACGTCGCGCAGTCGTTTAAGTCATCCGCGCCATTGTCCACGCCAACCCTATAACCGCATATTTGCCCGACAAGGTGGTTTTTTTCTACTTCCTTGTATCGCACGGTTTTATTATAGGCGTGTTTTGATAATTTTATCATACCCTGCCAAAAATAAGAACTTACAGAGATTGCGCGCTCATCTTTCCCCATGGCTGTTAATTTGCTGTCAATCGGATATGCTGCATACCCTGCGCGCTGCGCCTGCTTAATCAGGATCGTGCCGGAATTTTTGTCCTCTATTAATGCACCTATTGAACCATCTCGTGCTTGTAGCTCCTTAGCATAGGATTCAAGGTTTAAATAAATTTGCGGCAGCCAGTCAATCAGTAATTCTCCAGATATTTGAACAATCCCCCAGTCGAGAAAAACAAGCGGGTATTTGCTATGGTTGTATTTAGCACAAATTGTATAAGCCGTGCCGTCGTGCTGCTTGCCTGTTTTTGTCGCGGTATCAAGAATCGCAAAAATATATTGGGGGTATAACGGCGGGTCAATCGGCTCGCCATTGTCCAGCATTTTATCAAGCTGGAAAAATGCCGAACCACTCCAATCCACAAAATCCGCTAAATGCTCCTGCTGGTAAACTAGCGGCGGTTTTTTATTCTTTAACTCTGCGACTGCTTTCTTGTTTAGGTTTGGATTTGCAGAAGTTGGGGCGTGAAACTCTTTAAAGCCAAGGCTTTTATCTGTGCAAGCCATGTAAAAAAAGTTATCTTCATCAATCCCTTTCGGGGTCCCCCCCATGATTGCATTGCCATCGTAGTCTAGCAACGTCGGTTCTATGGATTGTTCCCATATGGCCTGCATGCCATTTTTGACCAGGCTACCCTCGTCAATAATCACCTCTTTGTACTTCCGTCCCCGCCCGGCATCTTCATCTTGCAGCGTCCAAAAATCTATTTGACCGCCATTCGTCAACTCAATTACCGCATCTATTTTACTTGCAGACTTGATTATTGGTCGAAGTATGCGCTTGCATTCTTTGTAGCTAGGCATGAGTTTTTTGTAATCCGGCGCAAAAAACCCGACCGGATAGCCCTTCGCGCCAAAGTTACAAGCCACATCTTCCAGCATTACAGACTTACCGAACCGTCGACCAGCCCTAACAACCGTTAGCCTTGCCCGATTTGCAATAATATCAGTCTGCCCTTGATGCCACTGGCGGAGGGCGATTTCAGGCATTAGATATCTTCTTCGCTACGGTTGCGCGGCGGGTGATCGTACGGAACTGGCAACATGTCCATTCCACCAGTTATGGTTATCTCTGTCGATTCTGGTTCTGATTGCTGCCGTGAAGCTATAGCCATTGCGTCGTTAGCTGGCTTGTTGTGGATGTTGATAACCGTACCCACTTTAGCGGCTTGAGATATCGCCTCATCGTTCATTAGGTCATCGTCTTTGTTGGTGTCAATACGCTTAACCAGAATATCCCCGTACCGCTTTGCGACTTTTAGCCCATTGATTGCCACATCGGATGAAAGTTCGCGCATTGCAATTATCTTATCTGCATAGGTACGAGCTAGTATTTTCGTACCAAGTTCGTACTGATCTTCTACCTCTTTGAATGCAACTATTTGATTTGCTAACTCTTTTGCTTTTTCTCGTTTCGCACCAAACCTTTTTCTAATGGCTCCTTCGCTTATGCCATACTCTCTAGCTAAAGAAGATGCAGATTCTCCCTTGTAGAATCTTTCCTCTATGTCTTTCCATTGTTTTTCAGTAAGCGCGGCCTTGCGTCCCATGTCATTTTATTGGTATTATTGAGTTGACTGGATTATAGCAGTCCAGAATCGGCTATGTCGTTTTTGATTGTTTCGGCTTCGTGGAGTTCGTCAGCGTACTCATTTGCCTCAAATGCGGCCAACCCTTCATCGGCTATAGCCTTGTTACGTTTTTGAATCCTTTTAGCTGCGCTCTTTGGTATTCCCTCGAAAGCGTTTCTTTTACGCTCTGCGACCCGCTTTTCAAGTGATGTTTTTCTAATTGCCATTTTAACTATTTCCAGTATTTGCCGGCAAATGTTTAAGGGGTTCCGGTTCTTGCTTTGCGATTGTGATAGAGAACCGCTTAGGGCTCACAAACGAAAAGATACTAGACGTATTCAAAGGGCGTTACCCCGTTCTTTTTTCGGAGGAACATCAACCCCGCCCAATTGTTCTTTAAACTTTTCACGAATCCCAGTGCTTATACTGCCATTTCCGATTTTTCTTGCTTCGTCAACTATTGCCCGAGGCAGGGTTACCATGTGCCGCGTCATTTTTTGGAGTGGTAATATCGTTGGCCGCGCCATCTTTTACGTCCTTTTTTTCTTTGCAAAAAATAGCATCGTAATTGTCTCGATATAGATTATTTGCAGGGCGAGAGGCAAGCAAGTCGCCGGTAATGTCGTTTTTTGCCGTACTCATACATTTGAATTGGTTACCTCTGCGGCTGCCAGACTCAATTCGGCCCGCGCATTGTCTCGCACGGCTTGAGCCTCAAAGTACGCTGTATCTGCGTCCAATTTAGCTTGTAGAGCTTCGCGCAGTAGGTCTGTTGCAGTGTCGAAACGCTCTTGAAGTGCGCCGAGGTCGATCTTTGATACTTTTGCTGGTCGTGCCATGATGATCTCCTATCTTCCAGTTGATTTTTTAGCGTTAAATTTGTTGAATTGTAACCGCTTTTCGCGGACACGCATACATGCTGTCGTAATCAACCTCATTGAAGTAATGCGCCCGGTCAGGTGCTGGGTATTTTACTTTTGCTTCATTGGATTGTTCTGGAACTCCCATTCGTTCACCAAATTAGATTTCAGGCCGCGCCAGTTCCGCTCACAATTCCGGTTTGTGTCTGGTTGTCGGATTTCGTCAGGCTTATCCACCCGCGTCAACGGCTTGAGTTAGGCATGATTCTACATAAATTCATGAAGTTGTCAAGTATTTTTCAATTCTTTGGCTAGTTTCAAATACTTCTGCTCGATCTCTTGTAGGTCAGGGATTTTGTAGTGCTTTTCCGTGGTATCGGCTTCTAATTCCTCCACTATTTCAATTCCCCATCGTTTTATCATTCCCAGCCTG